TCAAGACAAGATAACAGAGCATGAAACTTTGTTGGCATCTTTACGTTCCGATGAGCAGAAACTTCATGCGGTACGAATTGAACTTGCGACCAAACAAACTGGTAAAGCAGGACTAGAAGCAGCAATTGTAAAGTTAGAAAAGCAGATTGCAGATTTACAAAACACACAACACACACAAGACGGAAGCGAATTAAAAGAACTACAGGACACCTATGAATCTTTACAAGGTCAATTAAAAGAGTTGTTGGATGAGAAGTCTTATTATGAAGCTGCCGCAATACTATTAAAAGATTCTGGTATTAAAACCAAAATTATTAAACAATATCTACCAATTATAAACAAGTTGGTAAACAAATATTTGGCATCATTGGATTTCTTTGTTAATTTTACGCTTGACGAATCGTTCAAGGAAGTGATAAAATCTAGACATAGAGATGATTTTTCTTACCACAATTTCTCGGAAGGTGAGAAACAACGTATTGATATGGCATTGATGTTGACATGGAGAGCGGTTGCTAAACTAAAAAACTCTGCAAATACTAACCTATTATTATTAGATGAAGTGTTTGATTCGAGTTTAGATACTGGTGGTACAGAAGAATTGATGAAAATTTTACACATGTTAGAGGGTGTCAATCTATATGTCATTAGTCATAAAGGTGATATTCTACATGATAAATTTGCCAATGTTATTAAATTTGATAAAGTAAAAAACTTCTCAAGGATGGTGAAATGATAGAAATAAGTGGACATATGGATAAAGATCGTAAATCGATTGTATGTTTAGATGAAGAAACAAAAAAATATATTGTGACCTGTACGGATAGTTTTGGTACAAAATATACCTCAGACTTTTTAACTTTACATGCAGCAGAAAACTTTGCTGAAGAATGGGTGCTACAGAAATGAGTGAAATAATTAGTATTAATACAGAAGAAGGTATTACGTCATCTGTCAAAGATGCAGAACTAGATGTACTTCCAGTTTATCCAGATGCGTTCCCAATGCTTCAAGAGAAGGTTCCTGAATATAAAGATGCACTACCTAGTGGCACTATGACTGTTCTAGTAAAACGATTGAAGATGACAATGAAAGCATACAATGGGTTAGGATTGGCTGCAAATCAATGTGGAGTCTTTGAACGAGTTTTTGTAATGCGTATGCAAGATAGAAATGAAATCAAAAATGTTGCATGTATCAATCCAAAAATTATTGATGAATCTGATGAAATCATAAGAGATAAAGAAGGTTGTCTTTCATACCCAGGAATGTTTCTTACAGTACCTAGGTCACAATGGATTACTGCTTCATGGTATGATGAGAACGGTAACGGTTATGAAGCAAGACTTGATGGTGTACAAGCAAGAGTATTTGCACATGAACTAGACCACCTTAACGGTGTTAAGATGACTGACTATGTTGGTCCTGTTGCAGTTAAGATGGCAAAAGATAAACAAGCAAAATTGATGAAGAAAATTAAACGTCAAATGAAAAACGGAAAACTCCAAAACCCTATATAATATTATGAGATACGAACCTTATACACTTGCAGACATGAATGCTGCATCTGAACAAAATCTATTTACTGTCATCAGTACCTTTGCAGGTGCAGGTGGTTCATCTACTGGATATAAACTTGCAGGTGGTAAAGTGCTTGTGTCTAACGAATTTGTTGACCATGCATATGAATCCTACAAGTTAAATCATCCTGGGACAGTTGTATTGACTGGTGACATTAAAGAGATTGAAGGTTCTCGGTTTTTAGATGCTGCGAATCTATCTCCAGGTGAATTGGATATCTTTGATGGTTCTCCACCATGTACTCACTTTTCTATGTCAGGTAAACGTGAGAAGTCATGGGATAAAGAAAAGAACTATCATGGACATAAACAGTTTCAGATTGAGAAACTAACTTTGGAAATGATTCGTATCGCAAAAGATTTACAACCAAAGACTATTGTTATTGAAAATGTGAAAGCATTATCATCAGGTAAGGCAAGAGATTATCTCAATTCGTTCAAGTATGAATTAGAACAGATTGGTTATAAGTGTATATCACATATTTTAAATGCATCACACTTTGGTGTACCTCAAGGACGTGAGAGAACATTCATTATCGGTGTTCGCAATGATGTTGCAGAAACACTTGGTATAGAAGATTATAATTTATATCAAACATTGTATCCTGAACCATCAGGAAGAAAACTTTCACTACAAGGTGCGTTTGATGGATTAGATGCTGATCCTAACTATGCAGTTGAATGTCAAAACGAAAGAGACAAACTTGCAAAAGGAAACATTGTTGTGCGTGAAGTATTGAAGAAGATACCACACAACCCGCATAAACAAATGCAGTTCTGTCATTACCTAATGGATGTTGCAGCAGAGAATCCAAACGAACCAAAACTATCAAAGTTTAAAGATCGTGCATCATACTTCAATTACTTCCGTTGTTCATGGGAAACCCCATCGCCGACAATTACAGGAAGATGCCACTCTTACTTTCACCCATCTGAGGACAGATGTTTCACTTTGAAAGAATTGATGCGTATCATGAGTTTACCAGATGACTTCAAGTTTGCTCCAGGTAGTGAAGAAGCAATGGAAGAACGTATTGGATTAATGGTTGCACCTAAAGTCATGCAAGCTATATCATCTAACCTTTACAACAAAATACTTAAACCTTATAAAGAGTTACAATAATGAAAGAGTTTTTTATAGACACGGACATTGGACTTGACGAAGCACAAAAGTATCATGGTCGTGTTCCTACAGAAGATGACTATGATTTGGTTGTTGATGCTGATGAAATCGATGATGACTTTCGTGTTTGGGGTCCTGCAAATATGTTCGGAGAAAGAGAACTACTTGCAGGTGTAGCACGTAAAGCATTTCCAAAAGATGTGTACGATGATTGTGTTTATACAATGATGGAGATAAATCACACTTCCGATCTACGTACTGCACAAGCAGGACCATGGGATCCTGACGAACTACTTAAAAAGTTTGGATGGGTAGAAGGTGAACACTATAAGTTCAAAGGTAAGACACGCAACGCATTAATTCGTAAAAAGAAAGATGGTACATGGGATACTGTCGCAAGAGGTAAAGCAATTCATAGCGTTCTACTTGGTTACAAGAAAGGTAGATTTACTGGCGAAGTAGAATTAGATGCATGGTCAAAGAAGAATCCAGAAAAACAAAAGGTATTCTTTGACATGAATCATTATGCTGCACAAGCATATGAGTTCATTGCACCGAAAGAATATAAAAATCAAGTTATGTTTGCAGACAAGTATATTAAGAAAGATCATAGATTGAATGACACAATCTTTACCACGATGTCAGCAAACAAATATACAGAGAATGATACATCGATGATGGGTTATCATATCGATGCAGGTGATTTGAATTCAAGTCTTACATGTATATCGGTATTTAAAGTTGGTGATTACAAAGGTGCATACTTTATTGTGCCACAACATCGTGTCGCAATATCAGTTGGTGATGGTGATGTTTTTGTTGGTGACAGTCGTAAACAACATGGTGTAAGTGAAATTGAAGGACCAGGAACTAGATTGTCCTGTGTCTCTTATTGTGATACTAGGATGGCGAATGTTAAATAAAATTTTTGTATTAACTTATGGTAGAGCAAAAAGTCAGGTTACTTGGAATAATCTTCCAGATATCTGGAAAGAAAAAGCAAGTCTTGTAGTACAAGAAAGAGAGAAACATTTATATGATGGTTATCCTATTGTTGTCTTACCTGATAATGTTCGTAATCTTCCTGCAACTATTGAGTGGGTCGTCAAGAACAATCGTGACATTCGCTTTGGCATGTTTGATGATGATCTATCTTTCTATCGCACCCGCATGACTGGTGAAACATGGGAAGGTACTAAACGTAAGATGATTGTTCAGGACTTTATTGATCTTGAAGAAACTGTTTGTGCATGGATGGATGAAGGAATTGTTCAATGTGGTATGGAAGTTGCATGGAATATTCCTGATCGTGATAATGAATACAAAGAGATTACTAGAATTTGTGCAAACTTTTTCTATGATGGTCCTAAAGTACCTGCTGATGAGATTGATTGGACAGGAAGTATGTATGCAGAAAACTTCCATCTGATTATCCAGTTACTTAAAATGGGTTACAAGAATCGTATCAGCAATAGATTTAGAATAGATACTATTGCAACACAATCAGAAGGTGGTTGTGCAGTAGAACGTACTGTAGAAAGACATAATGATTCTATGCGAGCATTAGCAGAGATGCATCCTGGTATTGTTAAACTATATGAGAAAGAAACTACAGGTGGACAATGGGCTGGTACTCCTAAACTTGCCGCAAAGATTGCATGGAAAGAAGCATATAAACGAAGTCAAGTAAATTCGCTTGACAGTTTTTTCTAAATATAGTACAATATAAAAATGAATAATTCAATGTGGCAACAACTATCTGAGGAAGAAGAAATGCATTTTAACCATTCGGTGAATGATGTCATTTCGGCAATGAAGTATCATGGAGTCCCGGCAATTATGGAAGAAATTGCCAAGAATGCAACATTGCGGCAACAATTGCATAGTTACTTGACAAAAATTATAAAGGCTGATATACTAGAATTTCAATAGTAATTGGAGTCAGTATGATTACCTCAGTATCAAAATCAATCCTTGCCAAGTTGATGGCAACGGAGAATATCACCGTAGAACACCGTAAAGTTTCTACCGCTTCATTCGATCCCAAAAACCGAGTTCTTACATGTCCTATCTGGAAAGATATGGATGGTGACCTGTATGATCTTTTGATGGGTCATGAAGTTGGTCATGCTTTATATACACCACCTGATGGATGGCATGATTCTGCTACCAAGAAAGGTAAATCATATAAACATTTTCTTAATGTGATTGAAGATGTTCGTATTGAGAAAAAAATCAAACGTAAATATCCTGGACTTCTTAGTCCATTCCATCGTGCTTATAATCAACTAAATGAAAAAGACTTCTTTGGTCTTACTGGTCGTACCCGTGACCTTTCATTTATTGATCGTATCAATATCCATTTTAAAATTGGTCCTTTCTACAAAGTAGAATTCATTACCGATACCGAACGTGAATTGTTGGAAGAAGTTCGTAGTGTTGAAACTTGGGAAGATGTTCTTACAATCACAGATAAGTTGTGGGAATATTCTAAAGATGAACAACAACAATTGATGAAAGAATTGTACAAGCAAAATCAAGAAATGTCTGACGGCGATGATGACATGTCTGACGATTTTGAATTTGGAGAAGGTGATAGTGAAGGTGAATCACATTTCGGTTCAGAAGATTTTCAATCTGAAGAAGGTGATGAAGAAGAAGATGATGACGATACATCCGTCAACAATCCTTTTAAAGATTCTGCACCATCAGATAAAAATCAATTCACTCCTCGTGTAGAGACTGATGAGAACTTCCGTCGTAATGAAAAAAGATTACTTGATGAATCATCTAAAGAATACAAGTATGTTCACGTTCCTACTGAAGTCAATTTAGAACATATTGTTACACCAGCAAAACGTGTAATCGGTCTACTTGAAAAACATTATAAAGATGACGATGGTAGTTATATTGCTGATGCAGATCGTGAACATAAATCATTCAAACAAAAGAATGATCGTTATATTACCATGCTTGCAAAAGAATTTGAAATGCGTAAAGCCGCAACTAAATTCTCGAAAGCCAAAGTATCTACTACTGGTGATATTGACATTAATAAAATTTACAAGTATAAACTTGATGATGCAATTTTCAAGAAAGTTATGCGTGTACCAAAAGGTAAATCGCATGGTCTAGTATTGCTTCTTGATAAGTCTGGATCTATGTCAGAAAATATGTCAGCATCAATAGAACAGATTTTGGTTCTTTCTTATTTCTGTCGTAAAGTTAATATTCCTTTTGTTGTTTATGGATTTGGTAATGCAATCGAATCCCGTTCAGTTGATGCTGGTACATTCTGTCATCCTGTAGATGTACGTGAAAACCAATTCAAAAACAAAGCTGGAGAAATTATTGTTTCACCTGTATTCTTACGTGAATATTTAAATTCATCGATGTCTGCTTCAGAGTTTCAGAAATCTGTAAAAATGTTATTGTTATTACGTAAAACTTTTGATGCTAGACAACATCGATACTCACGCCATTATTCTCCAATACCTGAAAGTGAACATATGTCAAATACACCTTTGATAGAATCATTGTTCGCTTCACGTAAATTGATTGAACAATTCCGTACAAAAAACAATTTGGATATTGTTAATCTGGTTATTGTACATGACGGTGATGCTGATGCTTTGAGGCATGTTTACAAAAGTGGTGAACATACGTTACTACCAGAAAATGCTTCACCAGATATGTATAATACAATCTTAGTTGATCGTAAGAATAAGTTCTCCATGAAATATGTTAATTGTTACAATAGTTTGCGTGAAGTAACTATGACATGGTTAACCAAAGTAACGGGAGCTAAAATTTATGGTTTCTTTATTACTGGCGATGGTAATCGTAACATTAAAAGTGCGATTGATTCTCGATATGAAGATGAAGAATCGAAAAGAATTAAATCAATACAAGATTCTTGGGAAAGCCGCCGTCAGATTGAAGAATGGCTTAGTAAACAAGCAAAAGTAATTAAGAAACAAAAGTTCCTTGAATGTAAAACTAAAGGTTATGATAACTTCTTCCTGATTCCTGGCGGTAATGATTTAAAGATTGAGGAAGATGTCCTTGAGGTTCAAGGTAAAGTTACCTCTGGTAAACTGGCAAATGCCTTTATGAAAATGAACAAGTCTCGACAAGTTAACCGAGTTTTGGTGTCTAAATTTATCGGTGGTATTGCGATTTAAGCTTGACAGTAATGCCATTTGATGTTATTATTATGTTGTATCTTTGATTTGGAGTCTATATTATGTCAGTTCGTAATGAATCCCGTGAGATTTTTTTGAATGCTCTGCAATCTAGTGGTAAAGTTGCTGTATCTAAAACAGAAATTCAAAATATTTGTAATGATTTAGGAATTAAAGTCCCTCAATGGTTTTTGAAGGATACAACCAATCGCTGCGCTCGCGGCAGATACTGGGTTCCTAATCTCTCTGCGAAAGTATTGCCGATGAAAAAAGAAGAAAAGACTGACGATGTTAAAAATTTACATCGTATCACTAATGTAACTACTGATCTTGAAACAGAGAACCTAGTTCCTACTGTTTATAAGAACTACGTTTCATTTGGTAATTTTGATGACATTCTTAATATCATTAAGTCTGAACAATTCTTTCCAGTATTCATTACTGGTCATTCGGGTAATGGTAAAACTATGTCAATCGAGCAGGCTTGTGCAAAAGCAAAACGTAAATTCATTTGCGTTTCAATGACACCTGACACCGACGAATCTGATCTATTGGGTAACTATGTTCTCATTAATGGTCAAATGGAATGGCGTGATGGTCCTGTGACTGTTGCTGCCCGTCAAGGTGCAGTCCTGTGTATCGATGAGATTGATTATGGTGCAAACAACCTTGCAGCTCTGCAACGTGTTCTAGAAGGTAAACCATTTCTTCTGAAAAAGAAAAACGAATTGGTAACACCTGCACCAGGTTTTACAATATTTGCTACAGCAAATACTAAAGGTAAAGGTTCTGAAGATGGACGTTATATGTATACCAACGTCCTGAACGAAGCTTTCCTTGAACGTTTCCTCAATACGATGGAACAAGACTGGCCATCAAACGCAATCGAGCGTAAGATTCTGAAGAAAGAATTAGATTCAGTTGGTCAATCAGATGAGGAGTTTGCACAGAAACTAGTTACTTGGGCTGATGTTATTCGTAAAACGTTTAACGAAGGTGGTGTTGATGAAGTTATTTCAACTCGCCGTTTGGTACACATCATTAAAACATATGGTGTCTTTGGTAATAAGATGAAGGCGATTCAACTTTGTTTGAACCGATTTGACATTGATACCAAAACTTCATTCCTTGATTTGTATACCAAGGTTGATGCGGGTGCAAGTGCCGAAGAAATTATGGCACCTCAAACACCAGAACCAGAAGCAGCAGCTCAATCTGGCGAAGAAATTCCTTTCTAACACTATTACCTGAGAGAGTATTGACTTACTCTCTTGGGTGTTGTATTATTATAAAACAGAGAAAAGTCGCCTCTGTATCATTTATGTGCGACTAGTTTAATTATGGAGTATTAACTATGAAATCAGCTAAACAAAAAGTTCTATCTTACTTGTCTAAAGAAGATGGTTACAACACATTAACAGCTGGAAAAATGCAAAACGTTTTTGGTATTGCTAATCCATCTGCAACAATCAATGAATTGCGTAATGATGGTCATGCAATCTATCATAACAGCCGTGTTAAAGCAGACGGTGAGAAAGTTTTCTTCTACCGTTTAGGTACACCAACTAAGCGTATGGTTGCAGAAGGTATTGCGGCAATTCGTGCTCAAGGTCAGCGTGCATTTGCCTAATAAGTAGGTAATTTAGTGGAGAGAGGAGATATATATTAGTATGTCCCCTCTCTCTTTTTTATGGATAAAATATGGAAATTCAAGTCAAAATAGAAGAACTGAGAAAAAATAAACTCTTTGTGGCAACACCGATGTATGGTGGTCAGAATCATGGTTTGTATATGAAATCTTCTTTAGATTTACAAGCAGTCATGATGCGATATGGAGTAGAAACTAAATTTTCTTTTCTGTTCAACGAATCATTAATTACAAGAGCACGAAATTATCTAGTAGATGAATTCTTGCGTTCAGATTGTTCACACTTACTCTTTATCGATTCTGATATTCATTATGATCCACGTGATGTCATCGCATTGATGGCACTTGATAAAGATGTTATTGGTGCTCCTTACCCGAAGAAATCAATCAATTGGGGTAACGTTGCTGCGGCCGCACGTAAGCACCCAGATTTAGAACCAAAGGAATTAGAAGCACTTGTTGGTGAATATGTTTTCAATGTCGTTAAAGGTACATCACAATTTCAAGTTACTGAACCTCTAGAAGTTATGGAGATTGGTACTGGATTTATGATGGTCAAGCGTGAAGTGTTTACAAAGTTCGCAGATGCTTATCCGCACCTACGATACAAACCAGATCATGTTGGTCAGGCTAACTTTGATGGATCACGTTACATTCATGCATACTTTGATACAGTTATCGACAGAGGATACAACTTTGAAGCTATCCATCAATTGATGGAACGTGCATCAAAGGGTGAAGATGTAGCTGAAGATGCTAAGAAGATGTTGGAACTAGAAAATGGTGCGTCAAACCGTTACTTGTCAGAAGATTATATGTTCTGTCAATGGTGGCGTAATATTGGTGGTCAGATTTTCCTCTGTCCATGGATGAAAACGCAACACATTGGTACATATGCATTCTCTGGTAATATGCCAGCAGTTGCACAATATACTGGTAAACTGTAATGGACCGGGATGCTATTAGAGCTTCCATTGCCGAATCCATCGAAACTGGTGGTCGTAAGTTTGATGGAGGTAAACTAGAATATGGTTTGCTTCCACCAAATGCACTTGAAGCTACGGTAGCTGTATTGACATTTGGTGCTCAGAAGTATGAGCGAGGTAACTGGAAGTTTGTACCTGAGTCCAAACGTCGGTACTTTGATGCCATGCAGAGGCATGTATGGTCATGGAAGAATGGTGAGAAACTAGATCCTGAATCTGGCATTCATCACCTAGCCCATGCGATGTGCTGCTTGATGTTTTTGTATGAACATGATATAATCTATTCGATTGATGACAATTTTAATAATGAGGTAAATAATGAAACTATCCAAAGAAACAGTTGAAGTTCTAAAAAATTATGGTAACATCAACCAAGGAATGTACTTCCGTCAAGGAAAGACTCTCCGAACTGTAAATTCCCACAAAAATATTTTGACTAGCGCAGAAATTAGTGAAGATTTTCCCATAAATTTCGGTGTATATGACATAAATAACTTTTTGGGTGTAATTTCTGCTGACGATTCACCAGAATTTGAGTTCTCCAATGCAGAAGTAAATATCAAATGTAAGGGTGGTCGTTCCACCATTCGTTATGGTTTCTGTGATGCAGATGTTATCGTTACTGCACCAGAGAAAGATATCGTAATGCCAAGTGAAGATGTTAAGTTTGATCTTTCCAAAGATGATCTACAATGGGTATTGCAAATCAGTCGTTTGCTTTCTACACCACATATCATCGTTGAATCAGATGGTACAGAAGTGTTGTTGAAAACAACTGATCTTCAAATGACAAACGCTTCCAACTCCAACAAACTTAAAGTTGCTGATGGAAACGGATCGAAGTATAATATGATCTTCCGTACTGAGTTTATCGAAAAACTTATGTCTGGTAACTATAGTGTTACAATCTCTGCAAAGGGTATCGCACACTTCCAGAACAATGATCGTAAGATTCAATACTGGATTACTACTGAGACTGGCAGCAAATTCGAAGCTGCTTAATATTATGATTTTTGTGAAAGGTTCTAATGGAACATATATTATGGACAGAGAAGTATCGTCCTCAAACAATCGAGGATTGCATTCTTCCAGATCGTCTGAAGAAACCATTTCAGGAATACGTCAACCAGAAAGAGATACCAAATCTCATTCTGTCTGGTGGTCCAGGAGTGGGAAAGACAACCGTAGCGAAAGCAATGTGCAACGAAATCGGTTGCGATTACATTGTAATCAATGGTTCTGATGAATCTGGTATCGATACATTTCGAGTAAAGATTAAGGGGTTTGCTTCTGCAATGAGTTTTACGGGTAACCGTAAAGTTATTATCATTGATGAAGCAGACTACCTGAATCCAAACTCAACACAACCTGCGTTACGTAATGCAATTGAAGAATTTGCAAAGAACTGTTCTTTCATATTCACTTGTAACTACAAACAACGTATTATTGATCCACTTCATTCACGGTGTTCTGTAATCGACTTCAATCTATCTTCTACTGAAAAAGCAGAGATGGCTGGAAAGTTCTTTGGTCGTATCAAAACGATTCTGAGTGACGAAGAAGTTCCTTACGAACAAAAGATTGTTGCTGAAGTTGTGAAGAAACACTTTCCAGACTTCCGTCGTGTGATTAACGAACTACAACGTTATTCAAAGTATGGCGAAATCAACGAAGGTATTCTGGCACAAGTTAGTAATGTAAAACTTGCAGAGATTATCAAACATGTTGCAAACAAAGACTTTGGTTCACTCCGTAAGTGGGCTGCAACGAATGATACTGATCCTAATACGATCTTCCGTTCAATCTATGACAACATGTATGATGTATTGAAACCATCATCTATTCCAAAGGCAGTCATCATTCTTGCTGACTATCAGTATAAGAATGCCTTTGTTGCGGATCCAGAAATCAATATGGTTGCATGTTTGACCGAACTTATGGTCGAGTGTGAATTTGTATGACAAAGCCATTTGATTATGTAAACGATATATTGTACGGTAAGAAGAATCTCATCGTTGACGCAGCGACGGAGAAGGAATATGTCCCGTTTCTGGCCAACAAGAGTCTATCCTACCAGTATGATTGTGTGATGTTTGCAAATGAAATGAATATCCATCATCACCTGGATAAAAAGTTGCAATTTGACTTTTTACTAAATACGGTAAGGGCTAAGAAACGTCCTTTCTCTAAGTGGTTAAAGTCTGAATCAAGTGATGATATAGAATGTCTCAAAATCCTGTACGGTTATTCCGATCAGAAAGCGCTTGAAGCTCTCCGCCTCCTTAGTGATGAACAAATCCAAAAGCTAAAAGAAAAAACCCATAAGGGTGGATTAAGGAAATGAGATGACTGATATTTCTAAATTCGTTGAAGTGACATTGAATGAGGAAGATGATTTTTTAAAAGTGCGTGAGACACTAACCCGTATTGGAGTCTCATCCCGTAAGGAAAGAATTTTATACCAATCTTGCCATATTCTTCATAAACAAGGTAGATATTACATTGTACACTTTAAGGAATTATTTGCATTAGATGGTAAACCGTCTAATATTTCGGAAAATGATATACAACGTAGAAATACAATTGCCAATTTAGTAGAACAATGGGGATTAGTAACAATTTTAAATCCACAGATAGTTAAAGATAATATGGCTCCAATTCATCAGATTAAAATTATCTCTTTTAAAGAGAAGGATGATTGGGAACTTGTAACTAAATATAACATTGGAAAAAAGAAAACGGATTTTTAAGATGGACATTTATTATGTACAAAGCGAAAACAAATCCAACAAAGTTGGTAAATAAATATACCAAAGAAGAAGTATATACTAGAAATTACGATGATGTGATTAGAGAAGGCGCCAATGAATTCGTTCGGGTCTTTACTCAATCAAATCCTCAAAGAACTTATCTTGTCAATCGTCAGGCATATGATGTTGTCAAGTAGGTCGTGATGCCTTAGGGGTCACGTATTTTAACTTGCTTAATAGGAGAAAAGTATGACACGCATTTCATTTGGACCTTTGTTCCATCAAACACTCGGCTTTGAAAACTTCATTCGTGATGTTGAGAAAATTCTTGATAGTGAAGTAAAACAATCAACTTTCCCACCACATAATATCATCAAAGCAGATGATAACAAATATGTTGTAGAACTTGCTGTTGCAGGTTTTTCGAAAGATGAAATTGATATTCAAGTTCAAGAAGGTAGCTTGACGATCAAAGGTGAGAAGAATGATAAAGATGAATCGAACTATCTACATCGTGGAATCGGAACTCGATCTTTCACTAAAGTAATCACAATTGCAGACACCATTGAAGTTAAGGGTGCTGAAATCAAAGATGGTATTCTACGTGTTGGGCTTGAGAACATCATTCCTGAACACAAGAAACCCCGCAAAATTGAAATTAGTAATGAGTTAAAAACATTTGAGCCACAACTTCTAAATGAAGAAAAACTAGTGGCTTAATTACTGAAAGTTATATTATGAAAAAACCTACCTCGCAGTACAAAATGAACAAACAGATCAAGCGCCTTTTGATGGGTATGTCTGCTGAACGAAAATCTACTTTTCGTAAAGAAGTTATTACAGCAGACGTAACTCCTAAACTGGATTTCCAATTCAGAGAGAAGAAGAAAAAAGGTGCCGAAGATGTTTCTGAAGGATAAATTCGTTAAGGCTCACATGAAAGTGGCAGAGTTATATGCCGATCTTTCTAGCGCTAGACGTTTGCATGTTGGTTGTGTTATAGTAAAGAATGACACGATCATTGGAATTGGTTACAATGGCATGCCATCTGGTTGGGATAACAAATGTGAAGATGACGTTTATATAGACGATTTTCATGTTGAGTTGATTACCAAACCAGAAGTAATTCACGCTGAAGCAAATGCATTGGCAAAAGTTACTAAGTCAACTAATTCTACTGAAGGAGCTTTACTATTTGTAACTCATGCTCCATGTCTAGATTGTGCTAAACAGATTTATCAAGCAGGAATTAAATGTGTTTACTATCGAAATGATTACAAAAGCGAGGTAGGTTTGGAATTTCTTGAAAAATGTGGAGTTCATGTTGAGAGAGTTAAACGTGTCTAAGAGTTGGATCTTAGAAGTAAAAAAATTAGATGATGATCTAATCGTAGAACTACCAGAAGATTTACTTAAAGACTCTGGTTGGGAAACTGGCGATACATTAAAGTGGATTGATAACCAAGATGGTTCTTGGACATTAAAAAAGGAGATAGTATGAGTTTGAAAGGCACAAAAACTGCTGAGTGTTTAAAAGAAGCATTCGCAGGTGAATCAATGGCAAATAGACGTTACTTGTATTTCGCAAACGGTTGTGATATTGCAGGTGAAAATGATTTAGCAGCACTATTCCGTTCTACTGCTGAAGGTGAAACAGGACATGCACACGGTCACATGGAATATCTAATTGAAGGTGGTGCAGGAGAACCAGGTACAGGACTTCCAGGTAAAACACCTCGTGAAATGTTAGAGGCTGCTATTCATGGTGAAACACATGAGTACACAGATATGTACCCAGGTATGGCAAAGACTGCTCGTGATGAAGGTTTTGATGAAGTCGCTGATTGGTTTGAAACATTAGCCAAAGCAGAACGTAGTCATGCTAATCGTTATGCTAAAGCGTTAGAGAAGTTCAATGCTGAAAATAATTAATGCAACCTAACGAATTAGTTAGATTATTAAAAAAGATTCTACCTTGGATACCAAGTGTAAATGAAGGTATCCGGGTAGAAATCCAACAATTAATCGATCAATTACAAACGCAAATGCGTCAATAAATTTATGAGGAATAATATGAATATTCGTGAAATCGCTAAAAAAATCGCAACAGAGAAAAACTTGCCTAAGGCATACAAGTATGATCTGTTCCTTCGTGACTTTGATGACAAAGTTGAGTTAATTGGTATGGTCGATGACCCAACCTATAACATGAAAGATTTTGTAGGAAGGGAAATGTTATTTCCACGTAAGTGGGTAACATTAGATGTACTTGAAACCAATATGAAAGTGAACATTCAATGAAGAAACTAATCACACTAAAAACCAACCACACAATTCTCGGTGAAGTTACCGATGAGATAGAATATGACCATCTTATCATAAAGGAACCGGTTCAAGTGGTACAAATACCCGCCAGATCACAATCTGAGCCTGGAGGTATTGCTTTTGCTCCATTTTTGGAGTATAGTAATGAATGTAGGACTGGAATTAAAATTAACCGAGAAGATGTTCTAACCATTACAACTCCGGTACTTGAACTTGAGAATCAATATAACACAGTCTTTGGATCTGGTATCACAATTGCAAAAACACTTTAATGAATAAACACTACACAAACGTTTCTGTATATGGTCCTCATATACTATATCGTGGTGTGAAGAATGGTAGGCGAGTAAAAGAGAAAATCAATTACTCGCCTACTCTTTTTCTACCGTCCAAAAAAGATTCCGAATATAAAACATTATTCGGTGAGAATCTTGAACCTTTAAAATTCGAATCTATTCGTGAGGCTCGTGATTTTGTCAAACGTTATGAAGGCGTTGAGAATTTCAAAGTTTATGGAAATGATCGATATGCTTATGCGTTTATCGCAGAGAATCATATTGGTCAAATCGATTGGGATATTAACCACCTATCAATAGTTGTTGTTGATATCGAGGTTGGTTCTGAGAATGGTTTTCCTGATCCATATCGTGCTGATGAAGAAATCACAGCAATCAATGTACGTCAACTAAACGGTGGTACTACAGTTTATGGTTGTGGTGACTATGACAATCAAAATAAAGATGTTGTTTACATAAAATGTAAAGATGAATATGATTTATGTAAAAAGTTCATGGCAGACTGGCAAGATAATTGTCCAGATGTTGTGACTGGTTGGAACATTGATGGTTTCGATATTCCATATCTTGTTAATCGTTTTAATAAACTCTTTGGTGAACCAGAGACACGTAAGTTATCACCTTGGGGTGTAATCAATACAAGAAAATATAATTTCAAAGGTCGTGAGAAGATTGCTTACGATCTTGTTGGTGTTTCTGCACTCGACTATATTGAACTGTATAAGTGGTATGCGCCTAATGGTAAGACTCAAGAATCATATCGACTAGATCATATTGCAAATGAAGAACTTGATACTGGTAAGATATCGTTTGATGAGTATGATACACTTCATCAATTGTACAAATTAAACTATCAAAAGTTTATTGATTATAATATCAAAGACTCTGATCTGATTGTACAGTTGAATGACAAGTTGAGATTACTAGAACTCGCATTGACTCTTGCATATGATACCAAGTGTAACTTTACTGATGTGTTTGCACAAACACGTATGTGGGATTCTCTGATCTATAATCATCTACTAGAGAAAAAGATTATTGTACCACCAAGAGAAGTATCATCAAAGAGTGAGGCATTCGAGGGTGCGTATGTAAAAGAGGTACAAGTTGGAAGCCATGATTGGGTTGCATCGTTTGACTTGAACAGTCTGTATCCACATTTGATTATGCAATACAATCTGTCACCAGAAACATTAATCGATTCGAGAGATTACAGCGATGAGATGCGTCAAGTGATTCGTAATGGTGTTAATGTTGATAAACTTTTGGAGATGAAAGTTGACACTTCAAAGATCAAAGATGTTATTCTAACTGCGAACGGTCAATACTTCCGTAAAGATGTTCGTGGATTCCTTCCACAAATGATGGAAGATATGTATAATGATCGTAAGAAATTTAAGAAGTTGATGTTGAAAGCCGAACAAGAGTATGAGAATGAGAAGGATGAAGTAAAGAAGAAAGAGATTGATAAGATTGTTTCCCGTTATAACAATCTACAACTCGCAAAGAAACTTTCACTAAACTCCGCTTACGGTGCTCTTGGTTCACAATACTTTAGATTCTTTGATTTGAGATTGGCACTTGCAGTCACGTTGTCTGGTCAGTTGTCTATTCAATGGATTGAATCTAAACTAAACAAATATATTAATGATATACTAAAAACTGATAATGACTACGTTATTGCTTCGGACACAGATTCGATTTATCTTAATCTTGGTCCACTTATTAAAAAGGTGTATGATACTGAAGGTAAAGAACCAAAACCAGCATCACAAATCATCACTTTCATGGATAAAGTATGTGAGAATAAGATACAACCTTATATTAATGAAAGTTATCAGGAACTTGCTGATTATGTCAACGCATACGAACAAAAAATGCAAATGAAACGTGAAGCATTGGCAAGTCGTGGTGTGTGGACTGCCAAGAAACGATATGCGCTGAATGTGTTTAATAGTGAAGGTGTTCAGTATGCAGAACCACAATTGAAGTATAAGGGTTTGGAGATGGTTAAATCTTCAACACCACATGTCATCCGTGAAAAGATGAAAGAATTGCTGAAGATTGTGATGAATGGTACTGAAGAAGAAGCACAAGACTTTATCGCCACATTTAAAGAAGAATTCAAATCATTACCACCTGAAGATGTTGCATTTCCTCGTGGTGTAAATGGTTTAAGAGAATATTCTGATAGAATGGACATATACAAGAAAGGTACACCGATTCATGTTCGTGGTGCATTGTTGTACAATAATTGTCTAAAACAGAAAGAGTTAGTTGACATCTATCCGACAATCAAAGAAGGTGAAAAGTTAAAGTTTACCTATTTACTTGAACCTAATCCATTGAAAGATGACGTTGTATCTTTTCCAAATAGACTTCCAAAAGAGTTCGACTTACACAAGTATGTGGATTATAATATGCAATTCGATAAAGGTTTTATTGATCCAATGAAAGTCATCCTTAACTGTATGGGTTGGGATACTGAAAAACAAAATAGTTTGGAGAGTTTTTTCTAATGACACAAGCGTTACTACCATTTCTTACTGCTATAGCTTTGTCTGCTGTTGCAGCATACTATTCGGTCATCG